AGGTTTTTTTCTTTCTAGCTCTTTTTATTGCTTCTTTACCTCTTTTAGCTATGGCAACTACTTGTGTTTTACCCATAACCTTTGCACGTTGCTCCATAACTGTTAATATTTGAATTTTTCTGGCATATGGTTTAGATATTCTTTTGACTTTTGCAACAGTTTTTCTTGCATCTTCTGGAGTAGCAAATTTTATTCTTACGGTGTCTTTTGGATTTTCATCAGTATATAAACGTCTGCTACTGCCTTTAGGTTTTTTTCCCGTTCCCTTTAACGGTTCTTTTTTTCTTGCCATTTAACTTTACCATTTTTTTTAAAATTCCTGCCTGTTTCTTATGTAGTTTAGATGCTTTTTCTAAACCTGCTATTACACCTTTTAATTTTTTTTCATGCATAATTTACTCCTTTTAAATATTAGGCCATTCGTTTGTTTTCATCATTTCACTTAATCTATTTGCTCTTGATTTAACTTGATTACTCCAAGAACTATTTAACATTTCTTGTGAGGCATTTTCCCATTCGTTATTTTTTATATAAGTAAAAAATTTAGGCCACTTGTTAGGATTAAATCTAGTTTTACCCATATTAAACAGCATGTCTATTATAACAGCTTGCCTAACTTCACTAAGATTGTTAAAAAAATTCCAATCATTTGTTTCTTCTTTTACTCTTTGTATATCATTATCCAACAAAAAATCTACTTCTTCTTTAGTAATTCCTAAACCATCTGCGGCAATATTTCTTCCTACACCAATTGTAGGGTGACCTACTAAAGTATCACCTGCTTTTATCTCTTTGCCGTTAGCATCATCATAAACTTTGTAACGAACTCCTTCATGTAAAGAAATTAATTTGTTAAGCTCTTTTGACACTTTTTCTCCTTGTTTTTCTTTTAGCAAATGTTTTTACATTTGTCGGTTTCTTACCAGGATTGCCTGCGGCTCTTTTTCGTTTTACAGCACTTGTTATTTGAGATTTGGACATACGTTGAGCCGTAGCTCTTGGAACGCATTTAGGATATTTGCGTTTACTTTTTTTAGCTGATTTTCTACCACAAGCCTGAAACTTGCCTTTTTTCTTAGGCGCTCCTATATCTACCCAGTCGCCTTTAGGACCTTTCCCAAACCACGCTGTAAGACCACCCGTAGGTTTAGCCATTTTTAACTCCTGTACCCACCACCACGTTTTTTATATGTACGAACTAACCAAGCATTTGCATAAGCGGAGGGATAAACTGCAAATTTTCTTTTTGCCTCTGCCTTAACCCTTGCATATAAAGCAGGATTAGTTGGCTTTGCTCCTTTTTTCTTGGTAGTTTTTTTCTTTCGTGTAGTGGTTTTTCTTTTAGGAGGCATTATGCTTTTACCAATTTATAACCTTTTTTCTTAGCGGCAGATCTAATTTGTGCAATAGTTGGCGTTTTGCCTTTAGCCATAAATTTACCACCTCTTTTAGCCATAAACTTACCGCCTTTGGCCATATATTTACTCATTTTTCTTCCGGGCATTTACTTCTCCTTATTATATAAGTTGTCAAAAGTCACCTCAGAATCAGTGTAACTATCATGTATTTCTGCGGTGTGAATATATTGGCTAGGTCTAAAATCTGGTGCCCCTTCGCCTGATGTCCACAAAGCAGGATTTGTTACCCTAACTCTGTTATTAGGTAATGCTACTATATTACCAGTCCATTTACCTGAGTCAATAAGTTGTAGTACATGACTCTGCTTATGTTGGGCAGGATCATCTGAGATATAGCTATCTGTATAGTCTACTGTAAACATATATCTACCTTTAAAAAATTCTCCACCTATTTTACAGTACCAAGGACTAGAACTTATTCTGTCCATAACAATAATAGAGTGTCCTCTTGATGAGCAGTCCCAAGGTTGTGCTAAATGTGTATCCATACGCTCTGGCATCTCCTCTAACACTTCATCAGCAACCAAACTAGTAATTGGCATACGTGCCCACATTGCTCCACCGTGAACATTTTCTTCTTCTTCAATACCTGTAAATACTACTTGAAAAGATAAACATCGATCAGGAATAGTAGTTACTGCTATGACTAAAGCGTGTAAATACTCACCGTGATACTTTATATGATTGTGTGTAAACTCTTTTCGAACCCACGCTTTGAAGTGTGGGATATTGGACATTAAATATGACATCCCATAAGTTTAACACACTTTATTCTTTTTTACCAGTCCCACAATACAAACCAAACCAAGCCGCACCTGCTCCCACTAAAACACTTACAAAAGCAGATTGTGCATTGGTTGGGTCTTCGAGTTGCATAAACCATTCTGTAACTCTAAAGAAAGCTAAACCATATAAGGTTATTAGCAGTCTTGGCCATATACGCCACTTATCTAAGTTTTCTGGTTTCATATCAGTCTCCTTCTATTATTATCCAATTTTCTTTTTCTCTTTTATAATCTAAGTATAATTGTGTATCAGCGTAACCTCTTCCCTCAGACATACATATTAAAAAATATTTAGGTTCATATAATCTACAAGATTTTTCGTCTCCTTCCACAGGATGTGCCCAGACAAATTTAATCATAACAGCTAAAGCAACACCTATAAAAGCTATTACTATTGTTGCTAGTAAACCATATTTTATATATTCAGCGATTTGTTGTTGTTGTTTTAATTTAGCTGCTTTTGCTTCTTTAATTGCTTGTTTTTTTGCATCAATACGTTTTTTACGCTCTTGTAAAATAAATTCCCAAGTGCCAGGACCAAAGCGAAGATTAACCAAGTTACGTAGTTCGTTCATTTGTTCACGAGCTAATTTAGCATCTATTACTTCTTGGGCCACATTTTCTACAGCAAAATGGTCAACGTTTTTACTGTCTCTAGCTTTGATAACTTGTTGTTCACCAGTCATAGCTTTATCGATATGACCAATAATATCGCCTATGTCATTGCAAGTTTGTATTTGTTGTTTAACAAAATCTACACTTTTTTTAACTAATGCTATACCAGCGAGCGCTGTGGATATTGGTTCAACCATTGTTCTTCTCAATAAAACGATCTAGCTTTTGCTCTATGCGAATCACTAATTCCTTTATCTCTTTCGTTTCATTGTGAAGTTCTGATTTTGTTGCGTAATCTTCTCTTGTTCTATTTAACAAGATCTGTAAACGTTTTACTTCATTAAACATTTTAGAAAATGCCCATGCAAATGGCCCAAGGACCACGGTTATGATAACATTCCACATTAACATTGGATCTATTTGCATTAGTTTATTCCTAGTAATTTGTCTTGTTCTACTTGTTTAAGTGCGTTACTTGCTTGACTGACTAACTGTGGTCTTACTTCTTCAATAGCCTCTGATACAGGAGCAATGGTTTCTTGTATTGCTTCTTTAGTAGGAGCAACTTCTTCTCCTGTCATTTGAATTGTTCTAATTGTACCTGCACTTGTTAAGGCTAACAGTGTTTGCAGACCTTGTCCTAATGGATCGTCTGTCATAATTTTACCATCTAAAAATTCTTTAACAGTATTTGGTTTTCTAGATGCCATCATCATTTTTAAAACTTTAGGATTACGCAAAGCCTTTGAGGCTAAACTATAACCTGCAATGGTCGTTAATGTAGCAAATGGACTTGCTATTACACCTAATAAACCTAATCCAAGAGCAATTGATGGTGCGGCTAATCCACCTTTACCTGCAATAGCTTTATTAGATACTTGTATCATTGTTTCTGATAAAGCGTCTAAAGATGCAAACGCTTGTGGATTATCAAACATAGTGTTAATAGTTTCTTTACCATAACTATTTAAAGTTCTTTTTAACTCTTTACCTAAGGAACCATTTTTAAATTTATCTACAAAATCATCTGTTAATTTTATAGCACCGCCTTTTCCTGTT